AAAATGAATTTTTTCATTTCATCTGTATATTTCATTACCGGTTCTCCATTTCGTCAAAACAATTTTAAAGATTTTTCACGATATGCTTTAGCTCTTTGCTTTCTTCAGTTATTCTTATTTGTAATTCCAAGCAAAGGAATTTCAACTTCTTCTCCACTGCCATATTCATCAAAATGTTTCTTTGCCTGTAGAGCCAAATTGCCATTATCTATAATCGTTTTTGCAATCTTGTTTACCGATTCACTTCTTTTAATTTCTTTTTCAAGTTCCTCTTCTGACAATTCATCATCATTTATTCTTTCTATTGCTTCAAACAGATAATTATTTAAATCAGCTAATGTATTCTTCATATGTTCACTTCCTTATCCAAACTTATCCAATCTCTTCCAATCTCTTCTGTAACTGCTCTCTCTCAAGCGTAATTGCCCTTACTTCTTCCCTCTGTTCATCTGTCATATAATCAGCACTAATTAGAAACATCTCCCTTCCGTCTATCTGTCTGATTCTGTATTCAATCTGTTCTTTTGTCATTTTGTTTATATCCATATCTATCTCCTCATTAATAATTTACGTTCAAGTGATTCCATATCATCTTTGCTATAATTTCGTTCAGTAAAGTTTGCTTTGCTCTGCTCCGGCTTCTTTTTGTCTGACTTATAAAAATTCATCCATCCTTTTGATGTTGCTTCTTTAACAATCTCTACAAGATCATCATCACTACAGCCTTTATCTTTAAAAGTATTAAGCTGCTCAATGAGATTAACAATCTTGCTTCCCGGTACTGATGCAGACCTTTCTCTCATGGCGAGATATGCTGCAAATGCATCATTCACTTTTTCTGAATCGAAATACATTATTTTGTTTTCTTTACTTTTGTTTACTTTTATTTTCTTTTGTTGCATATCTGTTGCACTATCTCTGTTTTCTGTTACATTAATGTTCGTTTCTGTTACAGAAACCCCTTTTATGGGTTCATTTAATAAGGGTTGACCATTTTCATCAATCAACCTATATTTTTCTTTCTGGACTTTGTTCCTAACAGTCACTGTATCATAGCGTCGCTGAACTCCAACAGAGGTTACAACTCCTTGCATCAGGAGGTCATAATCGAATAGACCTATATCCGCACAAGAGAGAATAACTTGTAACACAAAGTCTTTTTTATTAATCCATCTATTTCCGATTGTCTTGATGATTTTAACCGGCAGATTCTTCTTAAGCTGTTCAAAATTCTTAAATTCAAGAAAGTAACCTTCGCGATAAATCATCGAAATGACTACGTCGTAAATAGTCTGACCTAATGGACCATATTCGTTCATCAGGTCCATGATTTTGAAATCTTCGTAATAATCAACATCTTTGGGGAAATAGCTAAGTCCTTTTTTTATTGGTCTTGCCATGTTCACTCCTTATTCTGTATTGCTTACAGTTACAATAACGTGTGGATTTTCTCCTTCTCTTGTGTACCTTTTTCTTAAAATCATGTCACAAATCTGTGTATCATCTCCGTAAGCTACTTTATTTAATGCATCACATACAACCTTTGCAATATTATCTATATCAGGTTTCTTACAAGGTCTTTCTAACCCTTCCTGCATTAATTTTACTTTCTTTTTACTTGTACTTTTGGGAATCTCATACACCGCCGTTACAGCCATTGTCAAAGGCTCTTTATCAAAATAGCCTTTAAAATCTTCATCTTCTGCGACTTCGGTATAGTTTGTCTTTATCAGATTCTCATATAGAACTGTTCCATCCGGTGTGATACTTTGCATTCTTCCTAATTTTGAATTGTAAAATGTTCTTGCCCTGGCTTTTCCTTTTGGCGGTCCGGGAATTACAAATGTTATGCCCACCTTGTCTCCTTTCTGCCTGCCACCTTATGTAGCAGGCTAATTACATAAACATAGTTAATTAATTTCGTGATATATATTTGTTATCAGATATGTATGTTGGCATATCAATTAATAGTTACCAATTCTTAAGCATCTGCCTTGTAGCCTTTAGGCTCCAACCAATACTTTTCAATCTTGCTGTTTCCTGTTTAGCATAAGCTTCAACAAGATGTCTTTCTTCCGGAAGTGGTCTGAAATAACCTTTGCCATCCTGCATGTTAAGAATTACGGTATCTCTTCTTGCATCCGCTATCATATCTCTTATTGTTCTGTCATCGATTCCCGTTCTGCTTCTTAGCTGTGCTCTGGTTACTGCATTCTCCCTTCCGAATGGAATATAATCCACTATATCCATAGGCTTGTCCTCCTATTGGAAGAATGACTGTTGCACTGCCTGAGCTGTTGTCTGTGTCTGTGGCTGTGACTCTGCTTCCACCTGAACATCTGCAACTTCTTCATTTTCCACATTCTGAACTTCTTCTGCAGAGCCTTCAACAATCATTCCATCATCCATTTCAACATAATCTTTAGTTCCATCCGAATTGATAACTGCCATGTCACTATCAAGTGCTGTCTGCATATCAATACTCATTACACCCCATTTGCTAATAAGCTGTCTAAGCATTGTCTTATATGCCATACCGTCAAAATCTTTATACCAGAAGCTACTGTATTTCCACATATCGCTTTCAGGAACTTTCCCTGCTTCATAATCAGCATAAGATACCTTTGGATATCTTCCGCCTGTTGCGTTTAAACTAAATGCCTGACTATATTTGTCAGCATGAGCAAGCATCCTTTCCTTTGACCAGTACATTGCCTTTTTGAATCCGTTTGTATATTCAAACATCGCATAATATCCTATTGTTTTTGCCTTTTCTCTTTCTGATTCATCAGCAATTAACTTAACTTCTATTTCTTCATCCAAAGGATTAAAATTAATTAGTTCACCTTCTTTGATTGCAAGTACATTTAGTTTCTTATACTGTCCTGATCTGATTGCAAGCTGAATATATCCTTTATATCCAAGCTGGAACTGTGCAACTTTAATTCCTTCTTTGTTATTCTTAAAAGGAACCATATAATACTGTCCTAACTGTGGACTTGGCGAAAGCTTAAGGCTCTCTCCTAAAAGTGCTGAACTTAATATCGATGCGTTTGTACATTCCTGTAATGTAGAATTTGCATTAACTGCACTTATAATTGATGAAATAAAACGTGGTCCATTCTTTCCACCAATAATACTATTAATCTGATTCTTAACCGCATCATTGGAAAGATATGCTGTTAATGTTGTTTTCTGCTGACTTTTTGCTAAATTATTTGATACTGCCATTTACTTTTCCTCCTTACTTTACTGGTCCAAATTCTATGTTGTTGCTCTTTAAATAGTTCTTCAATCCCTCAAGCTGTGCTGCTGTTGCCTTTACTCTAAAATCAAGAGTGATAAGTTGCTCTGTAACTTTTTCTACCGCATTAACTGTTTTTGCAGCTGCAATTTCTGCATTTTCATTTGTCTGTTCTTTTCCGGCACTTGCCACTCTTTCAGCTTCTGCTCTTTCTCTTTCTTTACGCTCTTCTATTTCTGCCTGTCTCTTTGCCTCATATTCAGCTTTTCTTCTTGCATTTTCCTCAAATTTCTGTTTTACAGTCAAAGCATCTGTCATACTGAAGTTTTTAAGATATGCTTCTTTCATTTCAAACTGGTATTCACCATCATCATTGTTAATAATGTCTAACTCACTTGTTACTCTTTCAAGTAACTCTGTCATTTCCGCTTTTATGCTTTTAAGGGTTGTTGTCGCGTTAAGATATGTAGGCTTAAATACTCTGTCCCATGTTAAAATTGATAACAAATCACTATCGCCAAATATTCCATCGTAAATTTCCTGAACCTTTACGAGTTTTTCATCTCTCTTTTTCTGCTCATAAGCCTTTACCTGACTGTCAATGTTGTTGTTTGCTTCTCCAATGATTCCAATTAGTTCCTTTACCTGACCTTCAAACTCTGTATATGGTTCAAGCATCATCTTTTTAACATCTTTTCTCTTTGCGTCTAAGACCTTGATAAATTTGTTAAGATTTGCCCTGTCCGACTTTGCCTCTTTAATGTTTTCATCAGTGTATACAAGATTTTTGTAATCATTTGCTCTTGTTGTTATTTCCTGCTTTAATTCCTCATAATTCCAATCTATCTTTTTGATTGCATTTTCATCTGTTGGATTATAAATCTGTAATTCCATGTTTTCCTATTCCTTTCTGTTTAAAATTCTGGCATTATTAATGCCGGTCTTGTTTTTGTTTTGACTTTATTAATAAATTCCTGCTCTTTTTTATAAAGAAAGTTAATATCTTCCTCAACTTCACTTCGTTCAATGTGATAATCTTTAGTAATAAGCCTTATCTCACCATTCCATAGGCTTTTTATTTGTGCTCTTAAAACAACAAATTGATATTCTGTTACCATAAGGTAATGTAGAACCTGTATGTAATAATTATCCGGGATATGTTCCCCGTCCCACTTTTCTTTATGGATTGAACTAAACAGCTCTGTTGTTTTGCATTCAAAGATTCCTTTTCTTCCAGATTCAAGCTCTGTCAATTCTCCATCAAGCGATGCATGCGCAAATGGATATTTATCATTAAGAAGCATGTTGTCACCGAAGTATTCAACCTTATATTCCGGATGGTCTAATGCAAATATTGCTCTTATGTGTTCTTCTGCCTTGCTTCCATATATGACATATGGTCTGTCCGATATATCTATTGGAACTCTAAGACCTACCATTTCCTCCCAAAACTCTTCATTAGTCTTGTATGGATTAAGTCCCAATACTGCCGCAGCATCTGAACCACCTATTTTTCCTTTTCGTGCATTGAGCCATTCAGCTTTAGTTGCATATTGAACTCTTCTTATATGGATATGTTCATTTTGTTCCAATGAGCAATCGCATTTTTCTCCAGGGTCTAACGTTGCTCCGCAGTTAGGACATTCGTTGTAATACATATCCTGCACCTACTTTCTGCAACGCAGCCACACATCAAATGCAAATAGTCCATATATGATAATTGCTCCAATTGTTATAATTGCTGCTATCTTATTTACATTTCCAATAGCAATCCATTTGTTATTGCTTAATACTGCACATATTAAAACTGCAATCACAACATCCTTAACCAAATGTAGGTCCCATGCAATATCTTCTAATTTGGACTTTTTAGCCTTTTGACTATTTTCTTTAATTGGTATAAAATAAAACTGTAATATTAATTTTAGAGTGCCTATTGGAACTTCCACTTCCACGGGCATTCTTTTTTCTTGTACGTCTATCAACTTTTTATAATCTCCTTTTCGTAGCCTAACTGATCAGCCGTCTGCTGGTTCAGCTTCTCAGTCATTTTCTTTTTCTCCTGTTCTGTCAAATTATCCCATTCATATTGATTTCCCTGATAATTAACAAAAATTAATACTTTCAAATTTTCATCACTCCTAACTTTCTGTTTTATCTTATGCTTTGCCTTACTTGTCTGTTGCCTGATTCTCTCTTTCTTCTATAATGTAATTACAGGTGTTACCGCACCGAGTAAATGAGGAAAGGAGTTTTCTATGAATAAAGATACTCTTTGTCATGAAATAGCATTAGAAGCAGCTAAGGCTTTTTGCTCATCTAATCTACCTGAATACATAAACTCATCTGGCGAAGATGGTTATGTTGAAGATATGATGAAGCATTATTTCCATTCTTTAGAAATTGCTAAAAAATGTTATGATAATAATTACAAAAAACATTCTAGTATTGATGTTTTAAAGTAATTTAAGTTCACTAACATATGGCACAATAGTTTCTATATCTTGTGCTATTTCAACTGCTCTGTTTGTAGACATATATTTTCTTGAAGCTATCAAAAGAATAATTTCTGCAAGCAGAGCATAATCATCTTCATCTGATTTTAATTTTCCTTCATGTTCAAGCATATTAATTGCTCGTCCAATTCTTTTTCTTGTTACTTTTCCTTCTTTCATCCAATCTCCTCCTTACAAATTCCATAATGCCTGAATAATTAATGCGTTAACTGTTAAGCCTCTTTTTTTAGCCAACTCCTTGAGTTTCGCGTGTAGCTCTGTTGGGATTCTTATAGTTGTCTGTATCATTCCTTTGCTCCTTTCGTTTTGATATTAAAATGATACGACTTAATTCGAGGTTTCCCTTGTGCTATAAGCACGAGGTTTGTCAACCTTTTTCGACTAATACTTTCCATTAGTTTGTGAACATTCCGTTTAAATGATATTTTTTTATATTCTTAAAATCTTCAACCTCTCTTTCAACTCTACCGATGACGTTCGACATCTGTCTCATTACATCAACAACAAATTGTTGCATGTTTTTATCCTTATGAATTTGAAGTTTTAGAAAATTAAATATTTCCGGGTTTATGTTTAACCCTGTTTGGTATCTTGCCAAGAAACCCGGCATTACCATTGTTAACACATAAAACAAATATTCTTTATTGATATCTTTCGGCATGATTACCGCAAATTTGCTTTCAACAGTGCCTTCTTTTTCAAGTAGCTGCATCTGTCCTCTCGTAGCACTCACTTGAATTAACGTACATCCTGCAGAATATATCTTTTCTTTCTTACTTCTTTCAATATCTGCTATGTCTGTCAGATTAACTTCTTCTTGATTTAACAATTCGTCTTTCATTAAATCAATAGCCTGCCATATGTCCATCGCCATTAGCGACATATCTTCATCTTTTCTGTTCAGATATTTCATTAATTCCCATTTGTGCTGTTCATATTCTGCCGGTCCTACTAAGTCTTTCAACATTTCACAAATCTCTTTAGAGCTTTCCTTGCTTTCTCTCTCAATTTCGTTAAGTTCTCTTATCTGACTTCCTAAATCAACCGGTGGTTCTGCCTCTGCCGTATCAACATATCTCGGAATGTTCAAGTTATAATCATTCATTTGAATTTCTTCAAGTGTGGTTACATTCGAGAACCTATCAACGTTTTTTCTTTCTCTGTAAGTATTGACAATCTTACTGATTGTTTCATTTTTTAAATCATTATGTTTTCCTTTTTTCTCAAAATCTTTTGATGCATCGATAAAGAGAAAATCTTCATACTGCTTATTTTTTTTAATAATCAGCAATATAACAGGTATTTGGGTGTTTAAGAATAACTTATCCGGTAGTCCAATAATTGCATCGATTAAATTTTCTTCAATTAATTGCTTCCGGATTTTTCCTTCATTTGCACCTCTGAAAAGCACACCATGCGGAAGTACAAAAAACATTGTTCCTTCATCATTAAGCTTCGAAAGACCATGTAGCACAAAAGCATAGTCAGCTTTACTTTTGGGAACTAATGAATAACTCCTAAATCTCACATCCTGTTCATATTCTTCAATATTTTCAAATTTAAGTGAATATGGCGGATTTGATATTACTGTATCAACCGAAAAACTAATCTCTTCGCATTCCTCTATTGTGCTAAATTTCACTCCACTTACCACCTTAAAACATGCAATTGTTTCATTTTTTAAAACATCACACTGTCTTACATATGCATTCATGTTTCTTATTGCTAAATTAAATAAGAGCATTGCTATAGATACATTTGATATTTCTTCCAGGTAAAACATTGCGTTCTTATTTACACTCCATACGCCAAGTGCCAATCCTCCAATTCCGCAACATTCGTCATACACTGAATTAGCATTGACAATTCGACTTATCAGTTTACAAATGCAATTTGGTGTGTAATCCTGCATCAAATCTTTTCTATTTGACTGATTCTCCTGAAAGTAGTTCGTGAACCATTCATAAGACAAATCGCTTTCTATTTTCAAGAATTGTTCAAAAATGTTATTTTTTTTCGCCTCATCAAACAATACATTCATCAATGCATCTCTTAATTGGTAGTTTTCTGAAATGCATAAAATGTTGTTGATATCTTCCTTTGTTATCATTCTCTTTTTTCCTCTTAATGCTCCAGCCGTTACTGTGCTTTTTGAATCTTAGTAACATTGTGATTCCTCTTTTAAGTCACTAAGTGTGACATTTTTAATTAAAAAAAATTTCCTGTACACTTTTGTTATAATAATTCGCAATTTTAATCTTTATAGAATCTCTTGGTATTCTTTCTCCGTTTTCATACATTGATATTGCTGAAATTGATAGCCCCAACGCTTTAGCTACTTCTTCACGACTTTTCTTTCCTCTTAATGCAATTAACTTTTCTGCAATATTATCTGCCATTTTCTGTATCAGCTCCTTTCCTTTACTTAGGAACACCTATGCATCGGGGAATACATAGATGTTCCCACAATCAATAATGAGTAAGCCCCGTATAGCCGTTAGGTCAGCTTACTTCTGTACGTCAAGTATAGTACATATGCTAATTTAGCCACGCCTATACATATGAAGTACACTCCTAAAAATTTAATCATATTTACTTTTACCTATTGATATGATAATATTTGATTAAGCAAGGGCTTTCGCCCCTGCCGGCTGACTAGAACAGCCTATCAAGTAGCAATAGGATTATTCCTATTACCAAGTCTATCAGAGTACTTATCACGGTCTTTCTGATAGACTTTTTCGTTTCCTGGTCAATATTATCAAATATCTTCAAGGTTCTTTCCTCCTTTCAAATGTTGCTCAACTATTTGCTACTCCTATAGTATACATCTTGTCACGTAACGTGTCAACACTTTTCGTGACTTTTTTATTTACTTTTATCACAGTTCGTGTTAATCTTATATTATAAGAAAAACAAACAGAAAAGAGGTGTCATTATGGGCGACTTTAAATCAGTCTTAAAAATTCTTCGCAAATCAAACAATCTCACTCAAAATATGTTAGCAAAAAAACTCGGATTATCTAGAAGTGCTATTGGTATGTACGAAAAAGGTTCACGAGAACCAGATTATGAAATATTAGAAAAAATTGCTGATTTTTTTAATGTAGATATAGATTATCTCTTAGGACGAACATTAAAAACCACATTACTTCCTGAAAGTATTAAACAACTTTCATACGAAGACGCTTCTTCATCAAATAAACCCACTGGTGTACGCATTCCGGTACTTGGACGTGTTGCAGCAGGTATTCCTATAGAAGCAATAGAAGATATTATTGATACGGAAGAAATTCCCGAAGCTTTAGCCAAGACAGGAACATTCTTTGGTTTAAAGTTAAAAGGAAGCTCAATGGAACCACGAATGTGTGAAGATGATGTTGTTATCGTTCGTCAGCAATCCGATGCAGAAGATGGTGATATAGTTATCGCAACTGTTAACGGTGATGAAGCTACATGCAAGCGATTAAAAAAATATAACGATGGTATTGTTCTTATATCCAACAACCCAAATTATGACCCTATGTATTTTTCAAATAAGGAAATTCAGGAAAAGCCTGTTAAAATCATAGGCAAAGTTGTAGAGCTACGTGGAAAGTTTTAATATCAAAAGCGAAAATGAGCGTTAGAGCTATTGAAAAATAGCTCATTACAACTTTTAAAACATTGGAAGGACAACTAATATGAGTAATCTGCAAAATATACGAAAAGAAAAGAATTTAAGCCAGAACCAATTAATTCAGCTAAGCGGTGTAAGTCGTTCTCTTATAACTAAATATGAAAGTGGAGAGCGAAATATAAATAAAGCATCTGCCATTACAGTATACAAACTAGCCAAAGCTTTGAATTGTACTATGGAAGAATTAATTGAACTGGAATATTAATATACTAAAACCGAATAAAGGAGATTTTATGAAAACAAATGAAGAATTTAATAACTTAATGAAACTAGATAAACATATTTTACTTAATAGCTTAATTCTTCCTGGCATGAATGAGGAAATATGTATACCTGTAGGAGCTATTAATTCCAAAGAAACTTTTTCTCTAGATATTTGCAGGAAAAATACCATAGTGCTAAGCCGAAAAAAATTACAGGAAAGATTAATTCCAAATAACGATTTAATGATCAGATTAGAAATTGACGGCAGACCACATATAAATCCTGATGGGAAAAAACTTTCCAGAAATCATATGCATATTTTCAAAGAAGGTTACGGAATGTCTTGGGCATATGAATTAAATGAAATAGATGCTATACTGTTTAAGAATTCAAATGATTTTACTACAATCTTTTTTGATTTTTGTAAATATTGTAACATATCAATTAATGATTCGAATATACAAGGTGTGATTTAATATGGAAAAAGATTTTAAAAAAATATATATTAATTGGTTAAATGAAAATATTGAGCAATACAAAATTTCAGATACTGTGTATCGATTAACTTTACCATTTCTAGATAGAAATAATGATTGTATAGAACTTTTTATAAAACTGTTAGATGATGAACGCTATTATATTACAGATGATTCTGAAACAATAAATGAGTTAAAGTTATCACAATTTGACATTTTTACTGGTACCAGAAGAAGAGAAATTTTTGATTCTATCTTGGCAGCTCATGGAGTTTCTTTTTCTAAAAATGACGAATTATATATAACATGTTCCCGTGATTCTCTAGCTCAATCAAAACATATGTTATCTCAATGTATTATAAAAGTTAGCGATATGTTTTACTTATCACGTAAAAATGTTAAATCTATTTTTATTGAGGATGTGCAAAATTTTCTTGACATTAATAATATTCGTTATATTGAAAATGTTTCTTTTAGTGGAAAAAGCAAACTAATGAGTAATTATGATTTTGGTATTGGTAAATCAAATGTTGCTCCTGAACGCATTATTAAAGTTATTAATAATTTTGATACAACGCAGGCTAAAAATATAATTTTCTCTTGGACTGATACTGTCGAAGAAAGAAAAAACAAATCGCAATTATACACATTTATTCAGGATTTCGAAAAACCAATTTCCAAAGAAGCTCTAAGTGCATTAAAGGAATATTCAATTGTTCCTGTTTTATGGAGTAAAAGAAATGATTACATTTTAGAATTAAGCAAATAAGTTTTATGATTTAAGTTTTACCTTAATCTACACTTTGAAAATATAATATACTTACCCGGAGAACTGAAGGGGTGACATTCCAACTGCCGGACTTTACAAAAGAAAGGGGTTGGTGCCAATGGTTACATATAGCGACTTATTTGCTTTCGTGACAATGTTGTGCAGTGTGATAGCTCTTGTTATTACTTATTTCTCACACAAAAAATAGTGCCCCTGCTCTGGTAAAGTAAGGCACTATTTTTTAACACTTATTTGCCGGCGGCTAGGTTTCGTCTAGCTTTCGGTTCTCTTGTTAAGTATATTATATCAAATCGAAGTCTTTAGTCAATATATAAAAAAAGAGCCAGCCGCAAAGGACCAGCTCCAAACTGTGATATTAAATACCACCCTAGACAAGTTGTATTTTATCATTCTTTGGAGCACCCGGTCAATCAGAACTGTTGTTCTTAGGCTAGGTGTTATTTTTATACCCATTTTTCATAAAATACATAAAGGAGTGATGAAATATGAAGACAGGAGCATTATATGTCAGAGTTTCAACAGACGACCAGGTAGAATATTCTCCTGATGCACAGATACGTCTTGGTCTTGAATACGCAAAGAAAAACAACATAATAATTCCAAAACAGTTTATTTTTCAGGATGATGGCATTTCAGGCAGAAAAGCAACTAACAGACCTGCTTTTCAGGAACTCATAGCAATGGCAAAAAGCGATGAACATCCAATAGATGTAATTCTTGTGTGGAAATTCAGCCGTTTTGCGCGTAATCAGGAAGAAGCTATAGTTTATAAGAATCTACTCAAAAAAGCTGACGTTGACGTTGTTTCGGTATCAGAACCTATCCCTGATGGATTTATCGGCGAATTAGTACAGCGTATATTTGAATGGATGGACGAATACTATTCTATCAACCTTTCAGGTGAGGTAATGCGTGGAATGACTGAAAGAGCATCCAGAGGTGGTTATAACGCTGCTCCACCACTCGGATATAAAATGCAGGATGGAATACCTGTAATTGTACCTGAGCAAGCAGAGATAGTAAAAAAGATATTTACATGGTATGTAGATGATAAGATGTCATTTTTTGATATTGCCGTCAAATTAAATACTCTTGGATATAGAACTAAAAGAAACGGAAAGTTCCAGAACAGAACAGTAGCTTACATTATTAGAAATGAATTTTACAATGGTAAAATAATATGGAACAGATTAGAACACGCTACACGAAACGTCAAAGATAAATCTGAATGGATTGTTACTGATGGTGGACATGATACATTTATATCTAATGAATTGTTTACTGCAGCACAGGATAGAGATAAAGCAACAAAAAGACCCGGTAAAAAAGTAAGACCGGCATCAACATACAAACATTGGTTATCAGGACTTCTTGTGTGTTCTGCTTGCGGTGGTCGAATTGTAAGAGCTGGCAAAAGCAAATCAGGCAATACATATTTTCAATGTACAGCATACAATCACGCTTCCTGCAACGAATCGCACCTTACAAATGAAAATGCTCTTAAACCTGCCATTTTGGAAGCCTTGCAGAAGGTTCTTGATAGTGGCACTGTAGAATATGTTGTACATTCTACAAATCAGGAAGAAAAATCAGAAAGTGAATTAATTGAAAATAAATTAAACAGAATAGGCATGAAGGAAGAACGTATTAAAGAAGCATATAGAGATGGAATTGATACACTTGAAGAATATAAGGCCAACAAAGAAATATTACAAAGGGAACGTGAACAATTAACCGCCATGCTGGAGCAGTACTCAAAGAAGCCTGAAGATGAAAATGAAAGCATTCTTTTGAACAAAATACGCTCCGCATACGATATTATTAAATCAGACAATTCAACTGACAGACAAAAGCATGACGCTTTGACCAGTGTTGTTGATAAAATTGTATATGATAAAAAAGGTGGGGCATTATTGATGTTTTTTTACATTAACGACTAACACCGAATTGCCCGCAATCCCTTTATTTATCGGTGTTTCAGGGCATCGTTATACGTTATAGCAGTATGGCGGTCCTGACGGCGAAGCAGGCGCTGCAATGCGTTATATGTCACAAAAATATGCTATGTCTAATCCTAAAGTTGCAGGACTTTTAAACGATATCGCAACTGAAGAACTTGGACATTTAGAAATAGTTGGAACCATTGTTCATCAACTTACCAAGGATCTTCCTTGCAACGAGGTAGACACTGCAGGGTTCGAAAAGTACTACGTTGACCACACTTTAGGCGTATGGCCACAAGCTGCTGGAGGCATCCCATTTAATGCATGTGAATTTCAATCAAAAGGCGACCCAATTACTGATTTATTTGAAGATATGGCTGCTGAACAAAAAGCGAGAACTACTTATGACAATATTTTGACATTAGTTAAGGATAATGAGGTTGCTGACCCAATAAAATTTTTAAGAGCTAGGGAAATTGTTCATTTCCAACGTTTTGGTGAAGCTCTCAGAATGGTTTTAGATGATTTAAATAATAAAAAGAACTTCTATTTATACAATCCGGCTGGTTGCAAATAATAAACATGCATCATAATCATAAAGCTAAAAAAACCACTTCATAATGAAGTGGTTTTTAACTGGCCCACAAGGATTCGAACCTTGAAAATGCTGGAGTCAGAGTCCAGTGCCTTACCATTTGGCGATGGGCCATTGCTCTTGCAACGGAAATAATTTTATCATAAAGCAGTAACCTTTGCAAGCACTTTTTTACTTTTTTTATATTTTTTTAACTTTGCTCCATTTTCCATACACCTTTTTATTATTGCTTAAGGAAAATGCCCTTGCTTTTACATAGTATTTTTTTCCCTTTTTCATTAACTTTAACTTGTATGACAATTTAGAGCCGGACACCTTTTTGTTATTTTTAAACTTTTTATTTGTAGAATAACATAGCTGGTAACCTGATGCGCTATCAATTTTCTTTAATTTTATTTTGGCTTTATTTCTATTAACTCTCTTAATACTTACAATCTTAGCCTTTTTTAATATATTTTTATTTTCTGTGCTATTTTGTGCAGCACATGTTTCAACATTATTTTTTATATTTTCTTTATCAGTTGCCTTTTCTGTCGCACTCGCTTTAGTTGTCGTTACTTGGGAAGATGTTGTTCCAAAAATATCTTCTCCATAATTGTCTCCTCCTGCTGCAAATACTGATGTAGACATTACCATTGTCAAAACCATTGCTATCAATAAAGTTTTCTTTTTCATTATTTTCCTCCTATTTTTCTCTTAATTTTTATTACAATGTTTTTTAACTTTCTCTTCCAAAAAGTTTTCCGCATTTTATCCACATAATTTAAATATTCTGCATTATCTGTTTTGTATGTTGCGCCATTTCTTTCAAATTCTTCCAAAACGCCCACAATCCAATCAAAAGGAACTTTTTCCTTATGGGTTCTATTATCGCCACAAATAATGTAATATTGCCTTTTCACAGCTATTATTCTATGTAGAACATACTCTCCTGTAGGTCGTTTATATAACGGAATATCATTCTCTTTTAAAATAGAATCAGTCGGAACAATTTTCACCAAATCTTTTTTATTATGTAACATTGGCATCATACTGTCTCCAACTACTGTCGCGACATAGAAACCTTTTTCTTTAATAATATCTTCTATTTTCTTATCTTCCATACTACAGTGTTCCATCCTTCATTGCATCATATGCAACAGCAGCTGCCTCCTTTGAAATATTACATCCCATTTCGTATATCGGAATCTCATTAACAATTTTATCAACATATTCTAATGTCTTGCTCATTGCCATAATATCTCTTGGTCTATACACCTGGTTCATAAGATGCTTAACTGCATTCTCCTTTGTTGCTTTTTCTATATGATTTTCCTTAGCCTGATGCAAGAAACAAATCCCGGCAAGTTTTGCTTTCATATTAGTTGATAAATGATGCTTTCCATCCCAAGGCGTACCATACGCATATATGCCATCTTCCCTAAATTTAATTAGCGGCTTGTCATCATTTATCATAGTCACTCTGTCTCCAAAGCAATCTCTCCATAATTTAGCATGAGTTGATTTTCCTGTTCCACTTGGAGCCGAAAACATATATGCCTTTCCATCAATTTCAAGCACACTTCCATGAACTAGAATAACCCCATAATCAATCGCTTTTTCACAAAACTTTCTATATAAAGCTATAAATTCCAAATAGGATTTAGGATAAGTCTGATCATCTTCTGACTGCATCTGTTCGAATTCCAAATCCTTGTCTGTAGCCTTTATTACAAACTCCGGTTTTGCTTTTTCAGCTAAATAATTAATACAATTATCATTAAAATAAACACCTCTTGTTTCTACTCCGACAGGAATATCTCCGAATTTATATACTTTCATCAAATCACCATACTTTCCCAAACCACCTACTACTATTGCTTATTATTTTCGCTGTCCTGCAAGATAATTTGCAAACTGTTGCGCTGTTCTTCCTGAGATACCACCATGGCTTAATTCCCACTTATTTGCTTCAGCCTTTATCTCTTCGTCGCTCATTGTAACTCCTGCTCTCCTGCATAATTCTACTGCAATGTTAAAGAATTCCTTCTGACTTGGTTTAGAATAATTAATTGTCACACCAAATCTGTTTACAAGAGAAAGTTTTTCTTCCATTGTATCTGATTTATGCATTCCGTTATCCACCTGGACATCGCTTCTGTCATTCCATGTTTCCTTAATCAAATGACGTCTGTTAGATGTTGCATATATTAATACATTTTCCGGTTTTGTTTCAACGCCACCTTCTATTACAGCTTTAAGGAATTTATATTCAATTTCAAATTCTTCAAATGACAAATCATCCATATAAAT